TAATCAAAGATTACTCATGGCTGCTAATAGGGTAGGTAAATCATACGTCGGGGCTATGGAGATGGCGATTCACCTTACAGGAGTCTATCCTGATTGGTGGAAGGGTAAGAAATTTGAGGAACCCATAAGAGCATGGGTTTGCGGGGCTAGTAATGAAACCACTAGAGATATATGTCAACGAGAATTATTTGGGCAGCCCGATAACCCAAGAGATAAAGGCAAAGGAAGTATTCCGAAACACCTTATAGGGGAGGCGACTAGAAAGCCTGGCGTACCGAACGCTCACTCCTCGGTACTTGTTAGACATTCATCAGGCGGATGGTCTCGGGTTGCCTTCAAAGCTTACGAAATGGGTGCTGAAAAATTTATGGGAGAATCAATCGACCTAGTATGGCTCGATGAGGAACCATCCCAAGAAATATATTCACAGTGTATAACAAGGACGCTCGACAGAAGAGGCCAAGTCTATATGACATTTACACCCGAATCAGGCATGACAGAGGTCGTACAGAACTTTACAACAGAATTACGCCCTAGACAGGCATTAATAACAGCAGGTTGGGAAGATGCAGGACATCTCACTGACGACATGAAAGAGCAGATTTTAGCGGCATTGCCAGCTCACGAGCGTGAAATGAGGTCTAAAGGGATACCAATGATAGGCTCAGGCCTAGTATTTCCGATATTAGAAGACAACCTTGCTTGCGAGCCCTTTACTATACCTGAGCATTTTCCAAGGATTGCAGGACTCGATTTTGGTTACGACCATCCAACAGCAGTTGTATGGCTAGCATGGGACAGAGACGAAGATATTATATATATATACGACTCCTATCGTATGAGTAAGCAAACCCCTGACTATCATGCGTCATTCATCAACGAAAGAGAAGGAAGCCATTATATCCCTGTTGTATGGCCCCATGATGGATATCAACATGACAAAGGCTCAGGGGTTACGCTCGCTGAACAATATCGAGAAGCTCATGTAAACATGCTACCTTTTCACTTCGAAAACCCGCCAGCTATTGGTGAGAAAAAAGGTGGTAACTCAGTAGAGCCAGGGATTATGGAGATGCTTACACGCATGGAACAAGGAAGATTTAAGGTATTTAACACGCAATATGAATGGTTCGAAGAATTCAGGTTGTATCACAGAAAGGACGGTAAATTAGTGAAAATAAGAGATGATTTGATGTCAGCAACAAGATATGCAGCTATGAGCTTGCGTCATGCGACTATTGAGACCTCCAAGTGGAACAAAGCAGGACCATTAGCACCTGACGTGGCGATAGTCTAATGAGTATTGTAGATTTTCTCAAACAGCAAAGAGTTATTCCATATTATGATATAAACAGCCCATTTGACATTCCTTTAAAATCATACAACCAAGTTTTAGCTCAACCTGTTGCACAAGCTAATGATTTCTTGTCAAACAATCCTAGTGTAGGAGTCAAGATACCATATACAAACATGGGCGTAGGTAACGTGAACTATGAAAGAAATTTATTAGAGGATAAGCTCAGTGATTTGCAAACACAAAGCATAAAAGATTATTATGCTAGTGCTATGCCTGGAGATAGAGGATTCGGCGTTACTGAAGTCCTTAACGACAAAGATTTATTAGATTTTTACAACCAAGACATGTTGGTACAACAAAAAGACGCTGAAACGCTTGCTGCTACACAAAAAGCTCAAACAACAACACCAAATACAGGAATATTCGGCGATGATGCCAAAATGTTGATGATGTTAGCACAGGCAGGCGGATTATTTGGCGATAGAAAACCAGCAACCAAAATAATGCAAGCACAGGCTACTCCAGGACTACGCTTAGACGACAGTAATCCTTATGTAAACGAACTAAGACGAGGAATATTCGGATGAGCAAAAAAATGAATGAAAGTGAGCTACTGAACTTTGTATCATCACAAATAGAAGCCTCAAGCGGGCACATGAACAGCGAATTATCTAGCCAGCGTGAAGATAACATGAAATATTATCTTGGCGAGAAGTTTGGCAACGAAATAGATGGCAGGTCAGAAATCGTTACAACTGATGTAAGAGACACTATCGAATACATTATGCCATCATTGATGCGTATATTTACAACACACAATCATGTAGCTGAATTCGAGCCACAAGGCCCTGAAGATGTCGAGATGGCTAAACAGGCCACTGATTATGTTAATTACGTCTTTAGTAAGCAAAATGAGGGCTTTAAGGTCCTTTATGACGTGTTTAAAGACGCACTTATATCCAAAACAGGCATAATTAAGCATTGTTGGGAAGAAAAACAAGAAACAGGCACAGAATACTACACAAACCTTACAGAAATAGAATATCAGTCAATCCTAGCTAACGATGAGTTAGAAGTTAAGGAATTGACAGAAACTATTATCAGAGAAGAGCAACAAGACCCACAAACAGGTCAAATGATGCCAGCTGTCGTAACATATGACGTAACAGTGCTCAGGTCTAAGGTGTCAGGACAAGTAAAAATATACTCTGTACCACCTGAAGAATTTTTAATAAGTAAGAAAGCTACAAGCATAGAAGATGCAGCTTTTGTATGCCACAGAGTAAAAAAGACCGTATCTGACCTTATTTTAGAAGGATATGATAAAAAAACACTAGACAAGATACCTTCTTACTCAGATGCAGAAGCAGAATACAATTCTGAAAGACTTGCAAGGTTTAGCTACGATGATACTGACGTAGAAACAGACGTACACAGTACAGGTGCTGATAAGACGATATGGATTGAAGAATGTTACGCAAAAGTCGATTTTAACGGCGATGGCATAGCAGAACTTAGAAAAATTACTAAAGGCGGAGACTACATACTAGATAATCAAGAGATTGATTACTTGCCATTCTCATCTATATGCCCTTTACCAATACCACACAAGTTTCATGGCATGAGTGTTGCAGATACAGTCAAAGACGTACAACTAATTAAGTCTACGATTGTCAGAAACCTATTAGACAACATGTACCTGACTAACAATGCAAGATATGCAGTATTAGCAGGGCAAGTAGAATTAGATGATTTATTAACATCAAGACCTGGCGGAATAGTTAGGATGCGTGCTCCGAACGCAGTACAACCATTACCGACCCCACAAATGCAACCTTTTGCTTTCGAAATGGTTAAATATTTAGACCAAGTAAGAGAGGAAAGGTCGGGCGTATCTAAAATGACGCAAGGTTTGAACCCTGATGTTTTGAACTCACACGTAACATCAGGAGCAGTTTCAGCAGCAACAGAGTCTGCAATGCAAAGAATAGAACTCATAGCTAGGATATTTGCAGAGACAGGTATAAAAAATGTATTCAGATGTATCTATCAGTTAATACAAAAATATGAGGACAGACAAAAGATTGTTTATCTAAATAACAAATTTGTACCACTAGATGTCTCACGTTGGAAAGAAAAATTAAATTGTACAGTTAATGTTGGTATAGGTTCAGGTTCACAACAAACCAAAATGCAAACATCAGCATCAATCATGCAAATACTACAGTCATTAATACAAGCAGGTATGATGGGTCAATTAGTTACACCTGATAACATATACAACACAATAAAAGAATACATCGAGCAAGCTGGTTACAAAAACGCAGACCAATTTATATCAAACCCAGCTAACATGCCTCCTCCACAACCTAAGATGAGTACAGAAGAGAAGGTCGCACAGCAAAAAGCACAAGTCGAATTACAAAAACTTCAACTACAAGCACAAGAATTGCAAATTGACACGCAGTTAAAAGCAGAAGAACTAAAACTTAAGAAAAAAGAAGCAGCAGTCGAATTAGCAATTAAGAACAAAGAATTGGAGATTAAAATAGCTGAGCATCAGTTGAAAGAAGCTGAGCTAGTATTAGAAACGGTACAAGAAAGGCCTGTCGCAATCGGTGACACCTAATGATTCAGCTGTTACCTACGTTTGCGAGAGCATTACAGCAAATACTCAAATTCCATTCTAAAGGTAAATATGCACCTGGTCCTAAGCTTACATCTGCAAGAGGAGCTTTAGGAATGACCGACAGTTCTAAAAAAGCGTTGTCTGCTATCGAAGGCAAGGTCAAGTTGTATGAAAATCAAATAAATAACATGCTTAGAACGGGCAAGAAGCCTGATTTGAAACTATTTGAAACGCAAATCAACAAAGAATTGCAAAGATTTAGTGCAGGAACAAGTTTAGGAAACGTAGAAAGGGTACATCTAAACAAAGCTATGTTAGAAATAAGAAATCAAATAAGAAATTTAGATTTAACAAAATATGGCAAGCTCGGGGCAGGAACAAGGCTTACAAAAAACGCATTGACCAGTGCTGACAGAGTTTTCAAGCATACATCTAATAACTTGAGTGGCTCTACTACTGCTGCTAACAAAATTATAAAAAAAACAATGAAGTCAGATGAATTTAAAAAAAGAGTAAAAACAATAAAATACTAGGAGATAACAATGCCAGGAAAACATTATAAATATTTCAAAAATAGAAAAAATAAAACACCAAGTTACTAATGCTTACAAAAAAACAAAAAGCTACTTTAGATAAACATAAAGTACATCACACAGCTAAACATATGACATTAATGAAAAAGCTTATGAATCAGGGTAAGTCTTTTACAGAATCACATAAAATAGCAATGAAAAGGGTAGGAAAATGAGTTTATACAGAAACATACACGCAAAACGTAGAAGAATAAAAAAAGGCTCAGGCGAGACAATGCGTAAAAAAGGGGACAAAGGAGCACCGACTGACGCTAATTTCAAGCGTGCTGCAAAAACAGCTAAGGGCACAAAGAAAAAATTACACAGAACAAAGAAAAAGAAATAATTGAGTAAAAAAGAAGAAGGCTTACAGCGTAGCAAATATTATGAATCTAGGTATGACCATTATATTTCTTTAGGTTACAGTAATGGCCAATCTTCCAAGTTAGCACATGTGGACTTAGCTAAAAGATTCAAACAAAAGAATCCAACTATTGATAAATTGAAACAAATTTGAAAAACACAGAATTACAAACACTATGTTTAAAACACCGACTTTCTGTCGAGGACATATTCAGGATGACAGGAGTAAAACCCAATGACATTCGTGGATGGTTGTCAGGCAAAAGGAAGATTCCAGACTGGTTAACAGAAGAATCTTTAACAAAAAAAAAGAGAATAACTACACCTGCGTAAGCAGATAGAATCCCAGGAGATAAAATGGCAACTAAAGAAAAACAAATACAAGAAGGACAAGAAGCATCAATGTTATTGGATAATCCGGTTATAACAAACGCTTTTAATGTAATCTTAAATGAAGGATATCAAAAATGGATATCTACAAAACCCGAAGATAAAGAGGAAAGAGAAAGTCTATATCATGGGCAAATAGCAGCTTTGAAATTCAAACAAGTATTAGTAAATACTATGGAAAATGGAAAGTTACTAGAAGAAGAAAGAAAATTGGAGGCTAAATAATGGCTATACCAAAAAAACCTTCACAATATGGCGGAATTCCTGTGCACGATGTTAATTCAGCACAGGCAGCACTTCTTGAAATAATGGACACTCCCAAAGAGGAACAAAGTCCTGACCAAGAAGAAACAATTGAAACAACGGAAGTAGTTTCAGAACAGGGCATGGAGCCCGAATCAGTTGGAACAGAAGCAGATGAGGAGCTTTTAGCAAGCGACTTAGATGTTGAAGATATGGTAGACGATGACCAAGAAGAAGGAGTCGAGACACCTGACATGTACACCATCAAAGTTGATGGTAAAGACATAGAGGTTACTCTTGACGAACTCAAAAACGGTTACAGTAGACAAGCTGATTACACACGAAAAAGTCAAGTATTGAGCGAACAACGTCAACGAGCTGACCAAGAGTTAGCGACGACTCAACAGGAAAGACAGCGTTATTTATCGCAACTTAAACAAATCGACAGTCAAGCAAATGCTGAAATTGAAAAATATCAGAGCATTGATTGGGAGAGACTTAAGGAAGAAGACAGAGACACTTTTTATGAAAAGCGTGATGCTTTTCGTGAACTGAAAGACAATCAAAGAAAACTTAGAGAAGAGCAACAAAATCTCATTGCCAAAGAGCAGGCCACACAGAAACAACAATATTCTGAAGCCTTAGCTAAGCAACAAGAGATATTGAAAAATAAACTACCTCAATGGTTTGACCCAAAAGAGGGACGTAAACTTAAAGACGCAGTCTTTAATTATGCAATGTCTCCTGAAGTAGGGTTTACTAATGAA